GAGCTTGAATCATAACTGTTTGACCTTTTCTAAAGTTAACAGCTGTTGTGCCCTGTGAAGTAATACCTAAACTAGAAGGCTGAGATGTTGGTACAAAAAAGTTTCCAACACTACCACCTGTAGTTACTGCAGAAGCAGTTCCAGGAGTAGTACCACTAGTAGGCATAGTTCCAGAGTTACTTAAATAAACGATATTCGCATATCTTGTATGCAATCTGCCTTGCTCAGTCCAAATAATTTGATCTGAAGTAGAAGGCATTTCTGCAGATACCATACGTAAGAAAGAGCCAATAGATCTGTTTCCATATCTTTCAACTTCTTGCTCGTATACATCTGGTAAAAATTGTTGAGCCCACTGATTAAAACTTGAATCAGTGAAATCGATATAGTTCCCTGTATATAGTGCCTTAGTTTGCGTTGGTTGTAAGGCCGCGGGAACACCACTTGTAAAAGCCATGTTTTAAAATTTTAAGTTATTATTTATTCCATTTTATACGCAACTTATCTGAAGAATTACCTGAAACAACTCTAATTTTATCACCAGAAGATGTAGTAATCGTTGAATTATCTACACGCGGATTCATATCAATATTATTTGCTTTTTCTGCGGCATCTTTTATAGCATCGGCACGGCCTTGCTCGTAAAAATGATTAGCAATTTTATCTGCGTTTCTACCTGCAAATAAAGCTTTATGATATTCATTAGCATTCCCTAATGTTCCGTCTTCTGCAATATATTCATTAATAAAGTTTTTCAAGTCTGACTGATATTCTTTTACTTTATTAGCATTATCTATTTTAAATCTATATTTATTTTCACCAACCTGAAAATCAAAACCTTTGAAATCTTTATTGAAAACTTTTTCTGTACGATTTAAAAATATTTTTTGTTGTTTTGCCCAGTCTTCTTGCTCTTGTTGCTTTATTTTATAATACTCCATTGCTTTAATATATTCAGGAGAAACATTTTCTTCTTTTCTTAACTTAAGATCAGCATAATATTGTTTCTTATTATTATCAAAAAACTTTTGAGCATTATATAGTTCTTCTTTAAAAGCTAATTTTTTTGCTTTTATATCAGAAGGTTCGTCTGATTCCTCATCATATGAAAAATTTTTATTCATTAAAAAATTTAAATCTTCACCATCTAAATGAGGTTTCGTAGTTTTATAGTATTCTCTTAAAAGAGATATGTTGTCCATTTTAGAAAAATCTTTATTAAGATTAACATAATCTTCTAAAGTTCCTCCAGTGTCTTTCATAAATTTTAAGAGATTTTCTATATTTTCTGGAAGCTTTTGTGTTTCAGCTTCCGGTAATATTTCTTCTTGTTTCTGTACGGGCTCGGGGTCTTTAACGACTGTATCCACTCGTGCCTCGTCAGTTGTATCTTTTTCATTTGTAACAAGTTCTAAAGGAGATTCTATTTCTTGCCCCTGTTCTTTTTTGTTACTTTGATTGTTTTCTTCTTGTTTATTTTCTCCGGCAGGCTTTTCAGATTCCTCTTTGTTTTCTTTTTGAACCTCTTCGCTAGTTTCGGATCCACTGCGTACAGGTACCTCATTTGTGCTTTGCTCTTGAACGGCATCTTCTTTTTGTTTAGGTGGTTTATCTAAATTAACTTTATAGACTCCATCTTTTTGTAGCCCATATTCGGGATTTACATCTCCCTCTTTAATAGCAGCATCTAAAACCGCTGCTTCTTTTTCTTGCGGTGAAGTTTCTTGTTTATCTTCAGCCGCTTTTACTTGTACTTGTTCTTCCATAATATATAATAAAATAATTAAACTATTTTTTATTTAGGTTCAAATCTTGATAAATCAAACCCGCCTAATACGTCATTACCTTTAGATTCAAAGGATTTTTTAGGTTTTTCTGTTGCAGGAGGACCTGATATTTTTGAAACAGCTATTTTTTCTTTAGTAGCATTTTGTTTTTCAACTAATTCTTTTTGTGCTTGTAATTCTAGTGCTTTTAATTTAACATTTAAATCATATTCAAACTGCATTAATTCTCTTTTTGTTCTTGCTTCAACTTCTAATTTTTTAATGTCAAATTCGTTTTCAGCATTAGATACTTGTATTTTTGAATCTGTTTTTATTTGTTCTGCTTGTGCCCTAGCTTCTTCTATTTTTACTTGTGCATCCCCTTGTGCTTGTGCTTGTGCAACAGAAGCAGCTTGAGATTTTTGTTGATCAGTTTGATCTTTTTTAATTCTTCTAAATTTAAGCAATTGATTTGCTAATTTAGTATTGTTTATTGCTCTTATATCAATTGCATCTTCTAAAAATATACTATTTTGGGCAAGAGCAGCTTGTATATTAGTTTCTAATAAAGCTTTTTCTTCTTCGTCTGGTTCAAGTTCTAAGAATATACCAAAATCATGTAGATGTAAATTTTTTAATTCCTCTAAAGACCCTACTGTAAATTTACCTAAAGCAGATATAAATGCCTTTTTCTGAGGATGATAATTTAATACATCTTTAAATCTTAATGAAATTGCTTCAGCTAAACTTAAAGTAACAAACATACTACTATCTAATATATGCCTTGTTGCGGTATTACTATTTGCTGCTGCTAATTTCTGTACTCCAACTAATGCTTTAGGGTCTGGATCAGAACCGTCTCTTGCTTCATTTAAACCAGTTATATCTCTTATCATTTGAAGATATTGATTATATGCTGCAATTAATACTTGTATTTGATTGCCTCCTCCTCCAGGTAATTCTTGAATAGGAACTTTTCCTTGATTAGGATCACCATCAACAGTTAATGACCTACCAATTATAGAACCCGTTTGAAAATACATATTTAATGCTTCTTGCGGATTATAACTTGTTCCATTACCTAAATCAATTTCAGCTAAACCATCAGCATCTACATAAACACCAGACGGTGTCATTCTTTGTATAGCTTGTTGTAATTTTAAATGAGTAAGCTGTATTAAATCAGCATAAGGAGTCATTTTTGAAACTAAAGAAGTTACATTACCTTTATATAATCTAGGAGCACTAACAATATAATTCATCATAACTTTATTAGTATTAGATTGTGGACGAATCATATTAGATGCTTTTTCCCATTTTAATAAAATGTTTGTTCCTAAAATAAAAACACCTTCATATATAACTTCTTGCGTTTGCGCAACTCTTTTAAATCTCGTTCTTTTATCCTTAGGAGGATTAAAAGAATCATCTTTTTGTATTGCTTTTTCAGCACCAGAGGCAGTTTCTTTTATTTTGTAAACATTATTTTCCCAAGACTTCCAATTAAAATATAACACGGTCATTGTGTTATAATCGTCTTGATAATAATTATTATAATCTCCTATATCATTAAAAGAACTATAATTAGAGCCTTTTTTAGTTAGCTCATAAAGCTCTTCATCTGGCATTTCGGGAAATTGCTTTTTTAATTCATTTATTTTAATTCTTTTAACCTCACCAAAATAATAACAGTCTTGAAAATTAGGATCTTCTGTATATGACCATACTAAGTTAGCAGGATCTACATAATCGATTACAATACCATCCGTATTATTAAATGTATGCTTTGCAGCAGATATACCTAATACTGCTAAATCATAATCTAACCTTCTTTTAAGTTCATCATATTTATTTCTTAAAAAAATATTATCTATTGCCTGTTCTTGAGCAATTTCAATGCCTTGCTTATAATTAAGCTGCATATATAATTCTAATTCTTCAGTATTAGCAGGTAACTCCTCTTTAGGTATATTACGAGCATCAACACCTAACTCTGTTTCTATTTGCTGTAAAATTTGTTTTGCAGCTAAATCTCTTTGAATATTTTCAACAAATTTAGTTCTTTTACCAGTAGCTATTGTATCTTGCGCAAAAGCTTTTACAGAAAAAAGCCTATCTTGCATACCATTGACAACTATATCTATAAACTTAGGAATAATAGGAACAGGCTTCCAATCAAGATTTAAATACGATAAATCACCATTTACAGCAAATTCATCTTTATATTTTCTTATTGATTGTTCACCCCTAGCATAAAGTCTCAACCTATGATATTCATCTCTAGCTTGAAAATACCTACCATTACCGCGATCCTTATTGAACCAGTCTTGTTCTATTGCTCTGGCCACTTTTAAACCATATTCAGACGATTTTTTTTCTGAATCTGATACAGCTTGGCTTGGAAACTGTGCAACTTGCCCTGTAGTTTTTGCCATATTTATTTAATTATTTCACTTCTTATTCCTTCGTTCTTATATTTAGAAAAAGAAAAATCTAATTTTTTTGTTTGTCTTTCCATTGTTGGTCGATACATATGTTTTCTGCATGCCATAATAGCAAGTCCACTACTTATAGATGCATCAAACGCAGTTCTTTTTAATATATCAAATTTAGCCCAATCTTCTAATGTTCTTTGAAAATACATATTACCATATTTATCTTCTTTTTTACCTACATATTCTTCTATATAAGATTCTATAGCAGATGCATGAGCTTGTCTTATATCTTCCGACGTGTTAGGAATACCTCCTAATTCTATTTCTGTTTTTGATAAATTATATTTTAATTTGTCAGGTCTATTCATAGAGAATCCTCTATAACCTCTTCTTTTTAAATAATATAATAATCTAGGTTTATTATTTTCTGCAAGTATTGGCATGCCGTAAAATAAACAAGCCATAAGAACATCTTCAAAAAATATTTCTGCGGTTTGAGGTCTTGCTACATATTCTAAAAAAAATTTATTACTAGGAACATCGCTAACCATAGAAAAAGTAGTTAGCCCATGCAGTGCTCCATTAGATCCTCCTCCTCCAACAGTACCTGATATATCATAAGAATCACATCCAAAAGCTCCTAATCCATCATTACCCGGATATTTTATACCATTTTTTTCAATAACATTATTTTGCAAAGATTTAGGTGGTATCCAGCTTATATAAAATCTACCATTTTTTTGTGGTATCCATTTTACAAATGAATCTTTAATACCTTTTTCCCAAATAAAATTACCTCTAACTACATATCCTTTAGCAGCCATTTCTTCATTATAATCTATTTGTTCATATATTTTTGTAAGATTAAATAATGAATTTAATGTTTCATCTCTAAATGCGTGTTTTTCAGATCTTGGAAATTGTCTATAATATTCATTTAAACTATCTGAATCATTTTTTAAGCCATCAACTTCATTTTCCCAATGTTCCACGACCCCGGTGTATATTTTTTCGCCATCAATTCCTTCAACCGGTTCTGATGGTGTATTGAAGACAGGATACCCATACTTATCGATAAATCCTTCGTAACCCCATTCCATAGGTAAGAACAAAGAATATAATCCACTTGAAGTCTGGCCATTCTTATTTCGTTTTGTAACGTCTGAGTCATAATATAATTTTTTAAAATTATCACCACCTTTATCAAGAGAATTAGATGTTGAACCCATCATACATTTACCGACTATCTTCGACCCGAGACGGAGACACGTCTTCGTAACTCTCCAGTTATTGAGGATGTTGTCCGGCCTTTCCCATTTACCCGATTCATCATGGACGAGGAGTTGTAGCTTCTCTCCATCATAGGAGTTATCACCGGTGTTCTTCCAGTCGATCGTTGTATCCAATCCGGTTGGTATATCCTCCTCGGTTCCTGCGGCTCTGATGGTATTTCTCGTAAGCCTTCTTGACGGGACCTTGTAGGATAATTCCGTTTTGGGACGTTCCATACCGTCCTGTATCGGTTTGAAAAAGAACGGATAATTCGTGGATATGGGTACCACCTTGTCTGTAAACATCTTTTTAGCATCAGCTCCTGTCTTTGATAAAATGCCAAACCTTGAATCCTTTGTAGTGGTTGCAATGTTGACCACTTCTGAACTCGCCATAAAGGAGAAACCAGACCGTCTATTCTTGAGGTAACACATTCCATAGGATCTATGATCCAGTTTACAGGCCTCCCAAAAATAAAAGAATAATCTATTTGCCTGTCTAAAGTCCGGTGATCCCACGTCGATCTTAGTCCAGTTGAGGTAGATATAGTGTGACCCTGTAAGGAAAGTTGGTACCCCGTTGCACATGAACCAATAACCATCGTTACGATAATTAAACTCAGTATCAATATACTTGTAGTATTTTTCTTTAAGATCTTCTTTATGTTGTTTAAAATCATATATGGTTTTTATTCTATTAAGTGATTGTGGTCTTTCCTGTTTAATAAATACTTGATCTTCTTTTTTTAAATCAGATCCATTTATTTGTTTTGGAATTTTAGGTATTGCTACCTTTAGACCTTGAATTTCATATATATCACCTATTGTACCGTCTTTACTTATTATAACACAATCAAGTTCCTCATTATATCCGGGTTTGAATTTTTTATATCTGTTTTGATTTTTTATTTTTTTATCGTCTAAATGGCTTGTGTGAATTGAATATAAATTTTGCTTATACATTATTTTATTCTATCTTCTACACCTAAAAACTTTACAGATTTATTTTCTTTTTTATCTTCAGAAAGCTGTTCTATTTTTTCTATTATTTTTAAAGAATCATCTATTGCAACCCATTTTGCTTGCGCTGCTATTTTTGCTTTTTCAGGATCTAATTCTTTTAAATTTATTTCTTGCCTAATTACTTTTTCAAGTTCAATTAAAGCTTTTTCTGAAGCATCAATTACTCTTTGTGTTCTTGACATATGTTATATAATTTGATAATACTCGATATAATTTTTGATTTTCTATATTAAACTCATATTCTGAATTAGGTTTAAAGCCTACCACATCCCCACAGGACAACCCTAAGCTTTCTAAATATTCATTGCTATACACAAGCTCACCTAATAATTTTTTTTCTTTTAAAACGCTCCATTTAGAAGTGTCTTTTAATGGCTTAACGAAACAAAATTCATTAAAACATTTCCAATCGCTATTATTTTTATAAGCAAATACCTCGCCGGGTGAAACAAAATATTCATTTTCATTTATAAATGCAGAAGAGTTTTTTTCTTTACCTCTTATATCGTACCATCTTCTGAATACATTGTGATGTAAAATAACTTCGTCTCCTGCTTTAGCGGGTGTTTTTATAAGAAGCGGTGTTGATAATATTTTACCTATTCTATTAACAAAATGATAATCTCTTTCAGTTATTTCTGTATTAAGTATTAATTCCTTATTATCTATTTGTTTTGAATTGTTGTATCTATTATCACAAGATATAATATAATTATAGATTGATCTCATTTTTTATTCATTAACCATCCTATAAAACAAAACATAATCCATCCAAACGCTATGCT